GTGGCAGTCCGTTCCGGCCTATGCCTTACCCTTCCTCGCTTTCTTTCTCCTTCTTTTTCAATGAAATAGAGAGAGAAGAGAGAAGGACGGCGGCGGCCCGCGCCAAAACCGGACTGATGGCAAAAGCGGCTCGACTAGTGGCAAATGCGGGGTGACACGTGGCGGCACTCTTCTCAACAATCAAAGACTTACGAGCGGACACCCGCGAAATCCACGATTCGCATGCGCTGCCTGCCCGGCCCCTGTGGAAAAATCCGCCCGCGCGGCCCCGCTCCCTCTCGGCTCGTGCTGTTGCCCGGCCGTTTCGACTCGCTGGGGGGACGGGGGGAAGCGAACCGAACGGCGGCCGCGTGACGACGCGCGCCGACTGCTGCGCGCATCGGCGCACGCGGCGGAAACCCGATTCCAGGGCCGCTACGCGGCCGGAAAGAACGGGAGAAGGGGCACGGCCGCCCGGCGGCCGCGACGGCTGAGAAGGCGTCATGCGTGGCTCCGCTCGAGTGCGTCGGTCGCCAGGTCTTCGCGCACTGATACGTGGAGGCCGAACGCGGCGAGGCGCTCGAGCGAGACGGGCGTGAGGTAGGGCACACGGCGGGTGTAGATGCGCCGCTCGACTTCCTTCTCTCCGACCACGACGCCGGCGTGCTTGAGCTGCGTCTTGAACACGCGATCGGACTTCACGGGCAGGCCGTTCCATTTGTCGCGCAGCGCGCTCGTGTGCGCGAGGTGGTCCATCACGTGGCCTGTGCGCAGCAGCAGGCAGAATTCGCCGTCGACCGTATCGAAGGTGTATGGGTGCTTGTAGTTGCCGCCGTCGATCTCCGACAGCACGGTTTCCATGATCCAGACCCACGGCTCGCGATCGGCGCTCGTCTCGGCGACGTGGCTGTTCATTTCTGCGAGCAGGTCGTGCGGAAAACCGCCCTCGCTCGGGTCCATGCCGGCGAATTCGCACAGATAGCGCCAGGCGAGGGCGACGGCGGCGTAGTTGGCGGCCATACGGTTCGCGCCATCATCAGCGCCGCTCGCAATGCATTTCGCCAGTGCCTTGTCGCGCAGTGTCGCGTAATGCTCGAGCACGGCGCGCTTATCGAGGCCCGCCAGATACTCGAGCCACTGCCGAACCGGGAAGCGCGGCAGATCGTCGGGCAGCAGCGGGCCGCGCTTGCCGGTCAGCGTCGTGCGCACGAGCTTGCCGAGCAGGCTTCGTACGGGCACATCCTCGCCGGCCAGCATCACGGGCGCGCACAACAGGTATTCCGTCATGTCGGTGCCGCGGCGCGTCACGGTGTACTGGTAGTTCTCCTGCAACAGCCCGACCGCCTTGTCGATTACGTCCTGTCGACGCGCGGACAGTTCTTCCCATCCGACCGGGTGGCTCGTATGGCTGATACTCGTGAGCAGCCGGAATTCGGTTTGCAGCGATTGCCCGGAGAACATCGTGAACGCGAGCGAGCGCTCGAGGCGCTTGATGAGTGTCGACTTGCCGGCGCCCTTGTTTGCCTGGATCGTGATGTGCGGCCAGAAGCCGAGCAGCGCCTTCAGGTGCCCGCCGAGCGCCCACACGAGCGGGATGGTCGCTGCGTTCTGCTTGAATGTCGTCTGGTAGGCCGTGATGACGCGGCGTGCGTCGCTGGTCGAGCCGCTCGGGAACGTCAGGTTGTGATACGGGCACTGCTTGTCGGCTTCGGTGAAGTAGCAGTCCGGCCCCTCGTTGACGATCAGGCGGCCGTCGCGCCATGCAAGCCCGACGAAGTTCGCGGCCTGGCGCGCGCCGAGGTCGGCGCCGCGCTCGAGGATGTTGACCATGCGCTTGAACGGCGCCGGTGCCCAGATCGGGCCGAACTTGCCCCACTGGTCGACGTTGTGGAGCTGGTCGTCGAGCATCACGCGGCGGACGAGCTGCGCGCCATGCCGCGGCGTCTGCACCGACACGGCGAAGTAGACGGTCGGCGCCTGGTCGGCGTCGCCCGTCATCGTCGACGTCGCGCTCGCGACCGATACGCGGCTGATGCCGGCGATGCGAAAGCCGCACAGGTCCGTCATGACGGGCGTCTCGACGCCGGATTCCTCGTTGCGGTCCATCTTCGTGATGTAGCTCGTGAAGTCGGGGCGCGTGCGGAAGCGCCAGTATTGCGCGAAGTCGTGCGACGGCAGAAAGATGCGGGGTCGGCCGCGGCGCGACGCGTCGCCAGCCAGGCCGGCAATGAGCCACGGCTCGAGCTGCTCGAGCGCGCGCGCCAGCTCGGCCGGGCCGCGCAGTTGCAGGTAGTCGTTCACGTCGTTGATCGGCTGCTGCTTCGTTTCGCCGTCCGCCAGATCGGCAAGCCAGCCGGCTTGGTCGACGAGTACGGCGCTGATGTTGAGGCTCGCGAGACGCTCGTAGAGCGCCCACGCGGCTTCCGGGCCGGGACGGTGGCCGGCGCGCGGATGGCCGTCCGCGAACGGCTCGTCGTTGTCGAGGCAGATCACGACCTGCTTACCGCGCAGCGACGAGAAGTCGATCGCGTCAACGTTGGCGAGGCCGCGCAGCGCGAGCGCCGCTGCGCCGGGCATCGCGCAGGTGTCGATCGACAGCGCATTGATTGCGCTTTCGACGATGAATACGCGCTTCGCCTTGTCGAGACGCCGGGCATCGGCGGTCCAGCCGTAGCCGGCCTTGTCGCCCTGTGTCTGCGTCTTGACGCCGCCATTGAGCGCCGGGTCGACATAGCGCATGTCGACGGCGACGACACGGCCGTCCGCCGGCTCGCGCACGATGAATGCGGCGGCCGGGCCGGCGTGCCCGACTTCGCCGGCGGCGACTTTCGAGCTCGTCCACGTGTTGAAGCCGAGCGAGCGCGCGGCGAACGCGGCGTCGATTGCCGCGGCCGAAATGCCGCGGCCGCCGAGGTATTCGCGCACGCGGTCGCGCTCGGCGAGGCAGCGGTCGGCGATGTATTCGACGGTCGACTTCTCGCGGCGCTCCGCCGGCGCCGGTCGATCGAGCGGGATGCCGTAGGCGTCGTGCAGGTAGCGCACCGCGTCGGCGACCGTGCCGCCGCGCGCGTGGATCACCAGGTCGATGCACGAGCCGCCGGCATCGGCGCTGTGATCGCGCCAGCCGGTGCCGTGCTTCGGGTGGTTCACGTAGATCGACAGGGACGGGCTCTTGTCCTCGTGCTGCGGCGAGTGATAGAGCGCCTTGTCGCCGCCGCGGCCGCGCTTGAGGCCGAGGCGGTCGGCGAGGTCGTGCAGGTCGATTCGTTGTTTCAGTTCGTCGATCGTGGCCATTTCTGTGTCTGCTACTTGGGTTGCTGCGGTGTGCGGTCGGTGGGGTTGCCGGTCGTGGCCGGGCTGAACACGACGGCGTGCAACGCCGCGGCGGATTCGGGGAAGGCGAGGGCGAGGCGGCCGCTGAGCGCGGCGACGAACAGGCCGAGCATGCATTGCCGTTGAAGGCTGCCCGGCTTGTTGTCGAAGCGCAGCGTGCCGGCGGCCGCGGCGATTGCGGAGGCGAGCGCGATGTCGTGCGGCGCGCGGTTCGGATCGTGGTTCATGCGGGAATCCTCCCGAGGATGGCGTGTTCGTTCTGTTGGATTCGATGCACGGCGATTTGCAGATTGGCGCGCGCCGTCATCGCCTCGTCGAGCATGTCGCGCAGCCGGCGCTTATTTCGCTCGAGGTTCGCGGCCGCATGCGCGATCGCGGCGTCGCGCGTGGGGCCGACGCCGGCCGCCATGCCGGACGCAAGATGCGTGACGGCCCACTTTTCGGGGTGGCCGTGCGGCGCGTGACGCTCCATGTGAATGCCGAAGGTTGCGCCGGCGTCGTTCGGAATCACGACGTGATCGCCGCTCACGGTGCGAAGGCCGGCGGTCGTCATGAGCTCGTAGCGGATCGATGCGGCCGTCATGCTCACCACTCCCCGGCGAGGCCGCCAAGCGCATTCAGGCGCGAGCAGACATCGATACACAAAGCAGCGTGCGACCACGGGAAGTACCCGTGACGTTTCAGCGCTCGTAGTTCTGCGATTTGATCGAACATCACGTAGCGGCAGGCGCGCCGATAGCGGATGTCAGCATCCATGTCGTCCGACGGTAGGGGTTCAGCAAACAGGTTCATGTCACCCTCGAAAAAGCCGGGGCGTCGTGCGGACCGCCCCGGAAAAGCGCCGCGCCCCGAGGCATCGGGGAGTGCGCGCGGCGTGAAAGTGGATGCGCTATCGGGCGATGTAGCGCGACAGCGCGTGATCGGATCGCCTCGAGCTCGTCGACGGCGGCCGGCGCGGCGCTATGTGGGCTTGGCTTGATTGGCTTTGGTCGCCGCGCGTTCGTATGCGGCGCGATCAGCCCATACGATCAAGCCCACACGGCCCGCGCCGAGCGCTGCTTCGGCCGTCGTGATCGCGTCGGTTGCGAACGAGACGAGCGTTCCCCGCCGCATGGCGCGGATGTCCGTCATGGACTGTTCGAGGAGCTGGAAGCGCAGGTGGTCGTTGCCGATCTCGGCGAAGAATTCCGTGAGCGTCATGGCTTACCTCCGCGGCGGAACGGACCAGGCCAACGCCGCGACCAGGGCGACCAATGCGGCGACGCCGACCGCGAACGCGATGGTGCGTGCGTGGCGTACATCGAACAGGCGCAGCACGTCGGCGGTCAGGCAGTGAATGCCCGTGAGTGAAAAAGAGAGCATCAGCAGTACGCCGACGCCGAAAACGTAGGGCTTCATCGTGTGGTTCCTCATGTATGCGCCGGCGGCCGGCGCAGATGGGTCAGTCGTTGGTGTCATTTGCCGCGCAGCGTTTCGCGTCGAAGCTGCACCGCAAGCGGACGTATTCGCGGTTCTGCATCGCTCGCGCCGCGGATTCGACGACAAGGCGAACCGCGGGCGGAGCCATGTCGAAGTCGCCGACCATGCGCAGGCGCGACCAGGCCGCGCGCAGCTCAAGCTCGGAGAGAGGCGCGCGCATCGTGATCAGTGCAGAAGCCGGATGGTCGGAACGAGCGCCGGCATGTCGGTCGCGGCATCCCAGCGGCCGCCGAGCGCGTAGCCGAGCTTGCGGGCGGCGCCGAGAAACACGATGGCGTCGACGTCGGCGTTCCAGAGCTTCCGTAGGTATTCGCGGCGTTTCTCGAGTGGAAGGTCGATGGCGTTGAACGGCAGGACGAGAGGGGCAGAAGCGACGAAGGCCATTCAGTACTCCTTTTCATTAGGTAAAAAGAGCCCCTCGCGCCGCAATGGCACGATGCGAGGGGAAACGGGGAAGCGGTTAAGCGACTAGACCGGCAACTCGAGCTGTTGCTCGAGGCGCTCGCGCACGTGTGGCGAGAGCGGCAGATTCAGCGAGAGATTCGGGGTTGCGGACGGCGACAGCGTGCGTGCGAATTCCATGTTGACGACGTAGGTGTGACCGCATTCCGGGTTGTTGCACTGATACGTGACTTCGCGGAAGGTCAGCGACATTTCGCGGCTGCTGCGCGCGGTGGCACGCGTGCGGCAGTGAGGGCAGCGGTTCAGGATTCGCATGGATTACCCCCTTGGCGACATTCGCCATAGCCGCGACGAGCGCATTCGCAATGCACGCCTACTTCGCCGAGCGTGGCAACGGCATCAAGGTATTTGCGGGTTACGAGCACGAAGCCGACGGCTGCGACGAGCGTGTCGATTTTGTCGATGACGATGCCTTGGCCACCGCTCAGAAAGCGGCTGACCTGGGAATCGTCCCATCCGAGCGCGGCTTGAACGTCATGGCGTTTCGGGCCATGCAATGCTTGCCGGAGCGCCGGTTCGATAAGAGCAGGGGTGCGCATGGCTCAATGACCTGCAACAGGAATTGCGTGCTGTTGCGCATCAGCGCTGGTAACTTTGGCCCGGTATTGCTCAACGCCCTCAAGGTAGATCAATCGCGCGACGCTGGATGTCGAACGATTTTGAGACACGGACAATTCCTCGAGCGTGCGCCGCTCGTCGGGCATGAGCCGCATATAGACAGGCTTGTCGGACAGCACGCCACGCGGAGCGCGCGTGACCGGGGCTTTCTTACGAAGCATGGCGGTATACTTCCCTTCGGTAACCTTGCACAACAGCAGAATAGTGGTCGAATGACCACTTGTCAACTTGAATGGTGGTCAATTGACCGTTTTTTCGCGCAGGCTCAAAGAGGAACGTCAGCGTCTCGGGTTGAACCAGACCGCATTTGCTGCTTTGGGCGGGGTGTCCAAGGACGCACAACTGAACTACGAGAACGGATCAAGGCGCCCCGATTCCACTTATCTGGAAGCAGTAGCGGCACACGGCGTCGACGTTCTCTATGTTCTTACGGGACAACGCAACGTCACCGAATTGACGGCCGATGAGGTCGACGTTGTGCGCCTATACCGTGTAGCACCTGAGGCCGTGCGCACTGCGGCGCGTGCAGCGCTCGCCGCAGGGACCGCGCCGAGCAAGTATCAGCAGGACTTCAGCGCTGCAAGCATCGGGCAGCAAGTTAGTGGTGACGTGACGGGCCCCTTCACGATCAACATGCCGAGTACACGGAGGAAGCGCCGAAACGATCGGGATTGAGAGACCGAGAAATTAGCGGCAGGGCCAGCCGCAGGAGAAAAAGAAAACAATGGATCAGAAGTTCAGTGGTGAGGTCGGGCAGGTTGCCGGCCGGGACGTTAAAAACAGCGGTGCACAAGCAAGCGTCAACATTCACCTGCACAACGGGGTGGAATCAAAGCGGTATATCAGTGATCGCCAACGACGTGCGATTGGCGCGAAAGTCTTTGAGCTTGAAGCAAAGACGGGCGTCGAAAAGCTGATGGTGTACCGGCGTTTGATGACCAGATTCAAGTTCCGGAGCATGGACGAGATGCCGCGCGAACTGTTCGAGCGGGTGATGCGGTATCTCGACGGATGGATAAGGAACGGAACTGCGGAACAGGGGGCGTCGTCGTCTCCTCAACGAGAAATCAAAGAACAGGCGCCTGCTCCCGAGCCGCAAGCGACGTCGACCGAGCCACGGATTGAACATGTAGCGCCTGCAATTCTCGCTGCCACAGTCCCTGTTTCCACTTCCACGCAGTCCGGGATCGCACCCGCGCAAACTCAGAAGAGGCAGCGTTCCCGGCACGTAGTCGCGTCGGCAGCCGTCGCTGCGGTAGCGATCGTCGTGGTGTCATACGTCACGGTCAATCGCCCGGATGCTCCAACAGTGAGCCAGATGGCCGCGCCACCGCTTCATTGCGAATATGGTGGACATCGATATACGGTCGGCAGCATCGTCCGGCAAGAAGGACTCCGGCAGCGTTGCGAGACGACTGCGGAACGCGTCGCTGCCTGGCAGCCGGTTACATCGAACGGCCGTCGTTGATGCAATGCGCACACGTGTAACGAATTCACCGAGGGAGCGATGAAAGTTTTCGTTTTGCTGGTTGCGGCAATCGCAACATGGATGCTCGTCTGGAAGGCGCTCGTAAAGCACTGGCGTAGCAAGGGATGGGGAGCACTGATTTCGCACGTGTCCGCGTGTCTATCGGGATTCGTAGTTTCCATAATCCCGTTTCTTACCTTTGCACCAGGAAACAGCGAGCAGGGAGCAGCGTCAGTTTCAGCCGACGTGCCCGCGTCAGAATCGGCAGCCTCGGTGCGCAGCGAGGCTCTGAGCAAGAGCGACGCACAAAGCGCGAGTTCCGGTGAGGTGCCGCCTGTACTTTCGCTTACCGAGGGCGCAAGCAATGGTGCAGCAAACGCGGACAATTGGCCGAAGGCGGCAACGATTACGCTGAGCCAGAGTGAGGACGAAAAGCGCTACCTAGCGGATCAGACTTGCCTTGATGAAAGCGAGTGCTATGGCCCGAAGCGATTCCAACGCTATATCGTCAAGCGATATCCCGATCTCGCGAGTATCCGGTATCACGCGCTCGCAGATGAAGCGGACGATAGCGAGCTGGTGTCGACCAGAAAAGAGAACTTCTTTCAGAGCCTCTACTTTGCGAAACAAATACAGCTCGCGAATGGGCAGAGCCTGTATGACTTCCTTCGTTCATGCAGCCGCGGCTTCACCTCGCTGGATGCCGCCGAGGTTGGCTACGATAGCAATGCGAAGATTTCCTATTTCGACATCCAGTACTTCCCGACGCTGCGGCGCGCTGGTACTGACGAACCGGTGGAATTGCAAATCTTGTTCGAGCGTCGCGGTGATAAGCTGCTTGCACGCAGTCCATTTTTTACGACGAATGCGCTTCGATATGCGGATTTTCTGCGAAGGCACAACGTAACCTGCTGGAGCAACCGACCCGACGCTGCCTGATTGTGCGCTATCTACTGCGGCGAAAATGCGACCGGTGCCGATCGGTCGTCGGGTCATCCCGCATTTCGAGCTCGAGCGCGGTCGTGAATCCAACGTCGCCGATCGTGTGCGTTGTCTTCTTCACAAGCCACGGCGTCTCGTCGATTTCCGGTTTGAAGCCTGATACGGTCACGGGCATCTCCGGGAACAGTTCGGCGCGGCCGCGCGCGAGCGTGTAGCTCATCGTCGCCTGGCTGCGCTGCATCCGCTTGAACTCCGCTTGCGCGGCCGCGCGCGCTTCCGCCTCCGTTGCGTAATCTTCCGGCAGCACCTTCACGTTCTTGTTGTTCTCGCCGCCGACGATGACCGACTTCCGCTTCGCGCGGCCGGTCGAATGGTAGTGCGCGCGCACGGCCGCGTAGTTCTCGCGTTCGGACACGTGGTAACGATGACTGTCGCCGCTCGCGCGCGTCAGTTCGAGCACGTCGAGCTGCTTTCCGCTCGCCGTCTGGCCGGTGCCGATCGGCATGAACAGCAAGCGTAGATCCTTCACGTTCATGACGGCGTCGTAGCGCTTCGCCAGGCGCGTCAGAAACGACATGTCCGATTCGTGTGTCTGGTCGATGTGCGCGATCAGGATCCTCGCGAGCGCGTCGCCGACGATCGGCGCCAGCGAGTAGCGCCCGGCGATCGCGTGGACGATCGAGCCGATCGTCTGTCGATGCCAGCTCTTCTCGCGGCGCTCCTGCATGCCGCTCGTCATCGCGGCCGAGCGCGCGCGGATGGTGATGATGTCCGGCGCGCCGCTGTGCTCGACTTCGTTCACAACGAAGCTGCCCTTGTCGACGAGCGGCTCGCCGGCCCATCCGATCGACGCCTTGATCGTCGCGCCGCGCTTCGGAATGTCCAGATCGTTTTTCGAGTCGTCGAGCACGATATCGATGGTGTCCGCCTCGTCGGAGCGCGACTCCGAAATCGACAGCGACACGAGCCGCGGCGCGAACAGGCGCGACAGATCGCGGCCGCCGACTGAAATGCGGTAGTCCGGCTGCGGATGCAGGCGCGCGACGCGCGGCGCGTCCTGCAATTCCGCCCTCGTGGTGCGTTCGTTCGTCGGCGTGGCCATCAACGCTTGTCCTTGCGCGTGTTCTTCTCGCGCGTCGTGCGCAGCACGTCGTCGTCGACGCGCTCGATCGTGAGCTGGAACTCGATGCGCCGCGGCGTGCCGTCCGCCGTGTGGTAGCTCTGCGTCTCGTTCAGCTCGGCGATTACGTACGCGCCGTAGACGTTGCCGGCGCCGTCGACGAGCACGTACGCTTCGCCGGTGTCCGCCATCGCGGCGAGCTCGCGAATCGACGCGATCGAGCCGAACGTCTCGGGCGCGACGAGGCCGTTCAGCGTGATCGTGTCATCGCCGACGCCGGCGAACTGGCGGCCGTCGCGCGCGCCGATGCGCGAGCTCGTCGGATGCTTCCACGTGCGCCGCCGCTGCAATTCGCGGAACGGCGCGCTCGTCAGGCTGAAAACGAATTGGTCGAGGGACATGAGCATGCGTGACTCCGGTTGCGTCAGTCCGACAGGCGCGAGCCGATGCGGGACTGCTTCGCGCGCTCGCGGCGATCGAGCGCGGCTTCGACGGCGCGCGCGATCGCGTGCGGGTCCTGCCCAGCCTGCGGGTAGATGTTGATGACGATCGGCGACGCCGGTGCGGCCGGCGATGAAGCCGCGGATGGCGCCGCGAGCGGCGCGCGGCGATCGATCGGCACGGTCGCCTGCACGAGCGGCGGCATCGGCTTCGCGAGCGCCGGCGTGCCGAATGACGCGACGGCTACGGTTGCAAGGCCGAGTGCCGCTTTCGCGATGCGCTGCTGCTCACCCTGCATGCCGAGCGCGGCGCCTTCACCGACGAAGCCGCCGAGCTGCGCGAATACGCGGCTCGGGCTATGGATGCCGAGCTTCTCTTTGAACCAGCCCACCGTGCTGTTCGCCATATTCGAAATCGCGTCTTTCACCTTGCCCAGTCCGCTGCTGATGCCGCCGACGAGCCCGTCGATAAGGTGTCCGCCGAACTCGGAGAACTTCGCGGGCAGCTCGACGCCGAACAGCGACAGCACGCCCGCGAGCGCCCGGTAGAACATGCCGAGCGGCGACCAGTTCAGAATCAGCGTGCCGAGCGCGGCGAGCCCGCCGTTCAATGCCGCACGCGCGTCGCCCATCGCTTCGACAAACAGGCCGGCGAGCCCGCCGAGCGCGCGGCCGAGCCACGTGAGCGGCACGAGCGCGACGCGCAACACCGTGCCGAGCACCGCACCGAATCCGCGGCCGGCCGCCGCTGCCGCGGATAGGCCGTCGGCGCTCGCGCGCGCCGGCGCGAACAGCTTGCCGAGCCAGCCGGCCACCGTCGAGAGCGCACCGCCCAGCCCGTTCCACAGCGGTTTTGCTGCCGCGAGCGCGCGACCGACCGGCTGCAATGCGCCCCGAAGCGCGACGCCGATCGGCGCCAGTGCATCGCCGATCGCCGTGAGCGCGCCCCCGACGAACGCCTTGATCGGCCCCCAATAGCGGTAGATCAGCAGCGCGGCGGCGGCGAACGCCGCGGCGTATAGGCCAATCGGCGTCGTGAGCAACAGGCGGCCGGCACCCATCGCGGCCGTGCCGAACATCCGCCATGCGGCCGCGCCGATGCCGAGCGCGCGCGACAGGATGCCGCCCTGGATGCCGAGCGTCGCCATGCTGAAACGCACGACGGCGAGCGGGCCGAGCACGCCGGCGAGAACGATCGTGAACGTGCCGAGCACCGCGAGCAGCGCGGCGAAGCCGCCCGCGAGCGCGACGACTACCTTCGTTGCCTGTGGGTGTGCCTGAATCGTTGTCAGCAGCCTGTCGGCGAGCTCGCGCGTCTTGTCGAGCGCAGCGTTATACATCGGCGCGATGCGCTCGCCGATTTCATTCAGCAGATCACGCAGCTTCGCGCGTGCGTCGAGCTCCTTTCCGGGCGTCTGTTTCGACGCAAGGTCGTGCATTTCGTCGATGCCATACGCGCCCTTGTTCAGCTTCTCGTTCTTGTGGATCTGCTGGCTCTGCATGTACATCGTCGAGAACAGATTCGCGGCCGTCCGATTCGTGAAGATCGTCGAAATCATGTCCTTCACTTTGTCGGGGTCCGTGACGCCCTTCTTCGCCATCTGCGGCAGCAGCACCTTTTCGAGCCATTCGAGCGGCGACGCCTTGAACAGATCGCCGCCGAGCAGCGCGCCCGGCTTGATCCGCTTGATCATGCCGATTTTGTTGTACTCGACGTTCTTCTTGTCGAGCAGCCCGAGCTTCATCATCTCCTGCGCGGCCCGCACGGTCGTCTTGCCCTGGTAGACGTTGCTGTAGGCGGACATGAGCCCGGTGCCGACCTGGTGCCCGCCCATTTCCTGAATCAGCGGCTCCATCTGGTAGTAGAAGGCGTCCTGACGCATCTGCTTTGCCGCGACGCCGCCCGTTTGGATGAAGTTGCGCCACTCGTCGCCGCCAACGCGGCCGCCCGTCGCCGACAGCACCTTCTGTACCATGTTCGCTTCGTTCCTGAACGTCGCTTCGTCCTTCGTGCCGCCGCGCAGCTCGATGACCTTCAGCATGTTCATGAACTTCTCTTCGTTCGCGTGCGCGTCTTCCGCGCCGAACATCGCCTCGTTCGCGAACTTCATTTTCGCGAGCGTCGGCATCACCATCTGCGCGTGGTGCTCGTCCGCAAAGATCGACAGCGCGTCGCGCATCAGCGTCATGTTGTCCGACGTGCTCACGCCCATCATCTTCATCGAGCGCACGTACTTCTCGGCGTCCTTCGTCGCCTGGTCGCCGAGGCCAAGCGCCGTGATGCGCGCACGCTCGTTCTGGATCTTCTTCGTTTCGTCGAGTGCCTCGCGCAGATCGCCGAGCGCGTGCGCGCCGGTTGAGCGCGCCGCGTAACCGCCAATCGCCATGCCGCCGGCGACACCCTGTAGCGCCTGCATCTTGCCGCGCGCCGCGCCGAGCTTCTTCTCGCGCTCGGCCATGGCTTCGAGCTGGCGCGTCTGCGTCTGCATTGCCGCCGTGGTCTGCGCGATGTTCGAGCGCAGCGTGCGTTCGTGCTCGGCGAGCTGGCGTGTATCGATGCCCGTGCTCGCGAGCTGCGCGCGCAGCTCACGTACGCGGGCGGACTGCTTCTCGTGCTCGATCGACAGCCGCGCCGCGGACTGCTTCGCCTTCTCAAAATCGGCAATCATCTGGCGCGAGGGTTGGTCGGCCGCACGCAACGCAGTGGCGAGGCCATTCACGCGCGTTCGCGCTTCGCCGAGCTTCTCCGCTGTGCCCGCGAGCCCGGTTCGCATCTCGCGGAACGAGGCGACGGCCTTCTGCTGCTTGCCGAGCTCGGCGAGTTCGCCGCGCGTCTGCTTGAGCGCCTGCGCGAGCCCCTTGTTGCTGTTCAGCACGTTTTTCAGGGGCTTCGTGAAGTTGTCGATCATGTCGAACATCACGCGCAGTTTCAGGGCGTTGTCCATCGTCACTCGTTTCCGCTACGTATCCGGGCGCGCTCGCGCCAGTCCATCAATTCGGCCAGGGAGAAGGCGGCCATATCGCGCGGCGTCCAGCCAAACACCGTCGCGATATCTGCCATCGCGTCTTCTACGCGGGCCGGGATTCCATGCTCGCTTTCAGCGCCTTCGGCATCAAAAAACCGGCGAAGATACCCCCCAACGCCACGAGGTCGGCCGGGTCCATGCCGGCCACGTCGAACTCGGTCAGCGTCGGCGTGCTGATGCGCGGCAGCACCTTGCGCAGCGCGTCGACATCGAGATTCACGAGTGCGGCGAGCGACGTGCCGCGCAGCGCGCCCGCGGCTGGCTTGCGCAATGTCACCTGCGTGATGGTCTGCCCTTCGCGCTCGATCGGTGTGTCGAGCGTGTGCGTGTTCTCGTCGGGCGCGGCGTGGCCCGTCGTTTCGATGTGAGCGGTATCGATGGTCGTCATGGTGTTTCCTGGGTTGGATGTGAAATTGGAATGGCCCGCGCTCGACGCGGGCATCGATTACAGGCCCATCGCGCGGCGAAGGTCCGACGCGAGATCCATGCCGTTGATCTTCTCGACCGCGTTCACGAAGTCGAGCTCGATGAGGTCGCGCCCGTTCACGGTCAGCTTGTAGTAGCTGGCGTTGGTCGTGATCTTGAATTTAGTGTCTTCCTTCGCCTTCGCGGTGCCCATGTCGATCTCTTCGTGGCGGCCCTTCACTACCACTTCGATCTGGTCGTGCTTCTTGCTGTCCTCGCGACGATAGCCGCCGGCGAAGCGCAGCAGCACGCCGTCGTGCTGTACGGCGCCGTACTGTTCGAGCACTTCGACCATGAAGCCGCCGCACGTCCACTCGAGCTGGAGCTCTTCGCTGCCGTAGTCGATTTTCACGGGGCCGGTCATGCCGCTGCCCTGCCACGCTTCCATCTTGCGCTTGAGCTTCGGAAGATTGAGCTCTTCGACTTCGCCCACGAAGTTCGCGCCGTTGTGAAAGACGTTGAAGCCCTTCAGTTTTCGAGGCATACCCATTGCATTTGACTCCTGTTAGCCCGCCACGCGCGCCGGGAAATCGGCGAGGAAGCGGTCGGTGATGCGCTGGCGCAGCACCAGATTTTCGAGAGGCGGAACCGGCGTGTAGTCGTAATCGATGTACGCCTTGCCGGACGCGAGAATGTCGGCCGTGTTCGGCTCCGGATCGATCCACGCGCTACCGCCGATCAGGTAGCCGTTCGCGACCTGCTGCCGAAACCAGCCGTTGATGCTTTCCACGATGTCGCGCGCGAGCGACGGATTCAGCGGGCCGTCGACGACGGGCATCTGCGCTTCGGCGATCGAATCGCCGGCCACCTGAGCGGTGCGCGTGTAGTTCTCGAACGCGAACTTCGGATCGTCCGAGCACGTGCGCTCGCCCCAGAACCGGAAGCCGTTGCGGTTCACGAGCGTCGTCACTTCGTGCTCGTTCAGGTAGCCCGCATCGGTCGCCGGGTCCTGCAAATCCCACGACACGTCGGCGCTGATGCCGGACACGCCGTTCACGACGACATTCGAAATCGTCTTGTGCCAGCCGATGTCGTTGTCGATCTTCGCGCGCAAGCCGGCGGCGATCGCCGGCGCCGGGATGACAGCCGTCGAGTTCGTCGTGTCGTCCCAGCCGAGCCAGTCCGGCCAGATCACCATGATTTCGCGTTGGCCGAACTGCTTGCGGTACGCGGCGGCTTCTTCCTTCGTTTTGCAGCCGGACGCCGACACATAGGCCATCGCGCGCAGCGACTGCGCGGTCGCCGCGAGCGCGGCCGCCACCGGCTGCGTATCGAGGCCGGGCGCCGCGAGAATGCGCGGCTTCACGCCGAGCGCACCCTGCGCGGCGAGCAGCGCCTTGATGCCCGTGTACTTGCCGTCCGGCGTCACGGTGCCGATGACGTTCGAGGTCGTCTCGTCGGCGTCCTTGCCTTCGGCGACGCGCACGACGACGGTCAGCGGCTTCGTCTGCTTGCCGATCGCGTCGAGCGTGCGGCGCAGCGTGCCTTTCTTGCCGGCCTTGCCGAGCGCCGCGACGACGTTCGTCAGCAGCACGGGCGTATTGAGCGGAAACGCGCTCGCGTCAGCGTCGGCCGCCGTGCAGACGACGCCGAGCACGGCCGTCGACACTGAGCGAATCGGGCGGCCGCCTTCGTTGATTTCGATGACGCGTACGCCGTGGTGGTAATCCTGCGGCATGGTGTGCAGCTCCTGTTACGTAAAAATCGGGAGGATTCCCTATGATCGGCCGGCGTCAGGCCGGGGCGTGTTCGGGTTCCGGCCGCGCGGCGTCGCCGGCAACGGCCGGCGCGGCGGGCGGCACGCCTTCCGGCGCGACGGGCTCGGGCGGCGGCGGAACGTACGGCGCGGGCGTGTCGGGCCACGCGATCGCTTCCGGGAACGTGTCTTTCTGGATCGCGGCAACGAGCGCCATCTGGTAGGCCGACCAGGCTTTGAAGTAGTACGTCTGCTCGTCGTCGAGCTGGCCGGCCGCGTACGCGTCGGCTTTGCCGAGGTTCTCCCGGCGCGCGATCGCCAACCGTCGCTCGAACTCGGCCGTCGCCGCGTCGCGCTTCTCGCGCGCGAGCAGCTCGGCCGGCACGGTCCATGCGCCGTCGAGCCACGCGTGCCGCTCGGACGGGCGCGGCTCGGTCGTCAGGCCGAGGTCGGCCGGCGTCTTGCCCGCGATCGCGATCTCGACCGGCTCGCCCGTGTCCGTCCGATAGCAGAGGCGGCCGCGGTAGTCGGGCAGCAGAAACCACGCGCCGTCGCGGTAAAACGGCCACGTGGTCGGCGTGCGCGCCGGCGGGGCGTCGAGCGTCGCGGACGCCGGAATCAGCCAGCGGCCGTCGTTGCGCGGGTCGGCGTCCGGCTGGCCGCTGCTCAGGTATTCGCCCGTTGCCGGGTCGTAGTGGTGAATCAGCATGTCGTGTCTCTCGTGGTTAGTAGGCGCGAATCAGCGCGAGCAGCGCGACGTTGCGCGGGCGCGCTTCGTCGCCGCCGTCGGGTTGAACGGCGATCGTGTGCGCGTGCCGGCCACCGCCGCCGATACCGACGGCGTGCCCGTGATTGCCGTTGCCTTCGGTGTTGAATTCGTGGTTGTGGTTGCCGGCCGGGCTCGTCATCCCGTACACGTTGTCGTTGTCGCTGCCCTCCGCGCCGCGGTTGTTGGCGGCGCCCCACGTGCCCCACGGCGGGTTGTACATCTGCGGGTGCTCGCCCCACGGCGAGACGTGCTGGTGGTCGCCCACAGCGTTCGTCCAACCGTGGTGGCCGTGCCAGCCCTGCACGTCGGTCCACGCGGTGTGGACGTGGTCCGGCGCTTCGCTTGCCGCGGCGCCGTGTGCGTGCGTGTGGTTCTGGTCGCCCTGGAAGGCGCCGATTTGGCGCGTCGCATCGACGCCGCCGCGCGCATCGGACCAGCAACGAATGAATTCGCCGCGCAGCTCGGGCAGGCGAAACGTCGTCGCGCCGTCGCCGGTCGAGAAACAGCCCCACCGATCCTTCATCCAGTCCGCATCGGAGACGAGCGCGCCGCTCGCCTGCGCATACGCCCACAGCTCGGGATAGTCGGCACGGTTCACGAGCACGCCGTTCGCCTTGAGGAAGCCCGGCCGTACGGTCGTGCGCGGCTCGAAGACAATCTGGCCGATCGTCGTCGCCGACAGAACCGTGCGCACCCATTCCGTCGTCGCGGCGCGCGTCGATCGATCCGCCGCCGGCGGCGTCGGCACGGTCACGGGTTGCTCGAAGGCCACGAGCGACGACGAGAACCGCACGACGGCGCGCGCGTTGCAGGCCACGCCGAACTCGCCGTCGGCTGCGTGATAGAGGCCGGTATCCGGCGCGCCGTCGTTGCCGAACGTGAGCGACGGCGCGGCCGGGCTGCCTTCGGCGAGCACGAGCCGCTTGCCCGGCGCGAACGACACATCGCCGGCCAGCGTGCCGCCCTTGCTCTTGTCGAGCGGGTCGAGGTTGCCTTCGTGCCACGCCATCCGCCCGTCAATGCGAAACGTGTGATCGGCGAAGATGTACTGATAGGACGATCCCGCCGGCGACCACCAACCGGTGCTGACCGGGTTCGCGTAGAGGTAGCCGTCGACCGGCCCGAGCTTGATATGCCCTTCGCTTGCCTGCCGACCGACTTCGAGGTCGCGCGCGACGTCCACGGCGCCGCCGAAGACCGTGCCCGCTCCGCTGCCGTCGACGATCACCTGCCCTGTCGACAGCGACCACGAGAACGGCCGATAGTCATTGAAGCCGCCGTCCGGGGCCCCCTTCGGTGTCGACAGGAAATAGACGCTCCGGCCGTCGTTGCGGATGAACGCGCCGTAGCCGTCGTACACGGCGCGGAACTGCCCGCCGGCGCCGCCGGCGTCGATCGCGCGTGCGGCGACGCCTTCCGATGCGTCGACGCCGCCGCGCACCTGCAGCGCGGTCTTGCCGTCGTCCGCGCGCTCGCCGATCAGCACGCGGCCGCCCGACGCGAAGCGTGCGACGCGCTTCTGCTTCGCGTCGCTCGCCGCATCGTTGTTCGTGCCGTCGTTCAGGCAAACGTCGACGTACTCGCGCCCCCACGCGCCGGCGTCGAATCCCGCGCGCAGCGTCGCGACCAGGCGCGGGCTCAGATCGGGCAGCGTCGCGTCGCCGAACGTGCCGAACAGGCGCGCCTTGCCGGCCTTGCCGACGCCGGCCGTCTTCGGCGACACGTCGAGCTGCGCGGCGCGATCGTCGACATCGGCGACGACGCGCACGCGCCCGTCGAACGTCGCGCCCGAGAGCGCCGCGTAGCGCCGCTTCGCCGTCTTCGGCGTGATCGCGCGCGTGTCGTCGTCGCCGGCGTCCACTTCGGCCTGCGTGGCGAGCTCGACCACGCCCTTGCGCTCGGTCGTCGCCGGCGGATTCAGGAACGTCGCCGGCCCGAACTCGAGCTTGGCTGCGTCGATCGTCGCGAAAACGACATCGGTCGCGAGCAGCATCATCGCCGCGGGGGATTTTTCGAGAATCGGCGCGTCCTGCACGTACACGGCGAACAGCACGCCGTTGTCGAGATACAGGCCGAACGCGTATAGCGAATACTGGTCGCTCGTGTCGTCCTGGATCACGACGTGCACCGTGTCCGGCGCGACGTTTTCGCCGCCGAACGTGGACACGCGCTTGCGCTCGTTCGGCATCGTCTTCATGCCGCGATCGAACGCGAACGGCGCGGTGCCGAGCCCGATTTCGACGACGCGGCGCGCGGCCGTGCCGGTGTTGCCGCCGGCGACCAAGGCCGCGCGGCCGGCGTCGGTAATGTGGATGACCATTCCTGCCATGTCAGATATCCGTGAGGGACAGGCGGCGATACACCGCCGCGCGTGCGCCCGCGCCGATGCGCTGCGTGCCCGTCGCGCTGAAACCCTGCGTGAACGTGTAGTGCGCGGTGCCGCGCTTGGCCCGGTCGACTTCGGCGATGATGTCGGCGACGTATTCGGCGGTTGCCGGGATGCCGTCGCGCGCGCCGACCGTCATCAAGATTTCGAACGTGCCCGGCCGGCCCTTCGGCGTCTTCTCGAACCACTCGCGCATCGCGACGTTCGCGCCGAACGACGCGCACACTTCGCGCACGGCCGCAGCCGTGCCTTTCTTGCGCGCGATCCGGATTGCCGCTTTCACGCGCGCGCGCTTCACCTGTTCG